AACATCAACAAATATTAAAGGATTATTTAGTGTCAGCGGTGATACACAAGTTCTTAACTATGATTCCGGAACAGGCCAATTCAGTACAACATTGGTTGACTCAGATATCGCAAAAACAAATATACCTGATACATTCCATCAAGGATTAAAAATAGCCGATACTAAATTACTTAGTCTTTTAGATTCCACAGGCACAGAGGTTGCATCTCTAAGTCATAGTTCTGATATTGTTAACTTGAGTCATGATGGTAGAATAACAATCACATCAGGTGACCAAGTAAGACTATTTGCTTATGACTCCGTAAGACTTAGAACTACAGCATTAGGTGCAACCGTTAATGGTAGATTGGTTGCAGACAGTGCTTTCTTTGATGGTATTCAATTATCAGATAGTGTTGGTCACCCTGCCTATTCAGAAGGATTAGTCTGGTATGATAACATTCATAAGACACTTAATTTCTATGGTGATGATAGTAATGTTATTCATGAAATAGGTATCGAAGAACATCAAAGAGTTTATAACAATACTGGTGCAGATATTGCAGTAGGTAAACCTCTATACTTTAGTGGTAATTATAATCCAGGCGGTGGTGCTGAACCTGTAGCTACAGTTGGACTAGCAGATGCAACCGATGTAAATGCTTATAACGCACAAGGATTAGCTGCAGCATTAATTAAAAATGGTACTTATGGTTATATGATAAGATCGGGCCTTGTAGAAGGGTTTGATACATCAGGATTAACTGCAGGGGATAATGTATTTGTTGGATTAGGTCCAGGTCTATTACAAAATGCCCCACCTACTTATCCAAACTATCCAATGTGTATTGGTTGGGTTGTTAAATCAGATGCAACAAATGGTGTTATCTCAATCAACCAACAAAACCACTCTGTTAACAGCTTCCGTGTAAGAACAGATGCTCACATCGGTAATAACTTAAGGATCGATGGTAACTTAACAGTTGTAGGAACACAAACAATTACATCAACCGAAAATATCAATATCGGTGGTGCGATACAGTACTTAAATGCTGGTAATACAATCGGAGAAGCTGGAACCACATTTGTTGGTACAGGTCTAGACGATGCATTCTTTGCAGGTCACTATTCTGGTGACTCATCCACAAAATCATTCTTTGTGAAGATTGATGCAACAGGAACACCAGATACATTCGAATGGGGATATGACTCAACAGTAGGAACACAAGCAACAGGAATTGCAATTACTGGTGCTGAGCAAATGCTCGACAGTGCATATAACATTAAGATTGACTTTGGTGCAACTACTGGCCACACTGTTGGAGATAAATGGACAGGTACAGCTACAGCAGTAAATACTGACACAGGTATATTCTCAAATAGAAATGCTGGAAGTAACTATACACACGTTGGTATGTACTTTGATGTATCTACAAATAAATGGACATTCTTAAACGCTTATGATTCAGAACCAGGTGTTGTTATCAATCCTGCAAATGGAACATACGGTGCTCTTAAAGCTGCAACATACGAAGGTGATTTAACTGGTGATGTTACAGGTACAGTATCAGATATTTCAAACCATACAACTACAAACTTAGCAGAAGGTACTAATCTTTATTATACTGATGCAAGAGCAAGAAATGCTCTAAAAGTTGGTGGTACTTCACTTTCATACGATAGTGCAACAGGTCAATTATCATATTCTGACTCTGATAGAAGTAGAGCTCAGGTATTAGAATTATTCAGTGCATCTGGTGGAGGTTTATCATATAACAATTCAACAGGTGCATTTACTGATTCAGATCGATCAAGAGCACAAATACTAGGTTTATTCAGTGCTTCTGGAAGTGGTTTAAGTTACAATTCATCTACTGGTGCTTTCACAGACTCAGATAGAACAAGAGATCAAATACTTGGAATGTTTACTGCATCTGGTGGAGGATTAAGTTATAATAATACTACAGGTGCATTTACGGATTCTGACAGATCAGCTGCTTCTATTAAAGGATTATTCAGTGTTAGCGGTGAAGGATTAACCTATGATTCATCTACGGGTGCTTTTGCATTAGACGACTCTGACAGATCAAGAGCACAAATACTAGGTTTATTCAGTGCTTCAGGTGGAGGATTAAGCTATAACTCATCAACTGGTGCATTTACCGATTCAGATCGATCTGCAGCACAAATTAAAGGATTATTCTCGGTTAGTGGTGAAGGGTTTACTTATGATTCATCTTCAGGTGCATTTGCACTAGATGATTCAGATAGAACAGCAGCACAAATTAAAGGATTATTTACTGCTGATGGTAAAATATTAGGTTACAATAACACTACTGGTCTATTTAGCGTTGATAGTGCTGACATAAGTAATATTATTATTGCAGATGTTGATAAAGCATTTGTTGATGCTCTTAATGTAGATGCTGATACACTTGATGGTCAACAAGGTACATATTATCGAATTAATGTTTACAACGCAGCAGGTACTTTATTGAACTAATATATAATGTTATATTATGCTTCCACTGAAATTAGGAAAAGATTACGTTGATTTCATAAAACCTTACGAGGTAATGCATCATGATATGCTTATCAATGAGGTACGTGATATTGAGAAAGAAATATACGAATTTTTCGGCATATTCATTGTCGATAGAACCCAGACTTTTAAACAAGGATCCACATATAAAATCGTAGAACCTATCCCCGAGGGAGGGGTTCAAAAAACATTTGCTCAATTAGTAGACGAGAGAGCAGAAGAAATAAAAGAAAAGTATAAAGATCGACCACTTGTTTTAATGTGGTCTGGTGGTCTTGATAGCACGACTGCACTTTATGCACTTAACAGTGTTGATTGTCCTATGATAATGCATATCAATCATCATGCTGTTGGAGAATATCCATTATTAGCTGCAGAAATATTAAGTGGAAAGTATAAAAACATACATGCAAAATATGTACACACTGGATTTTTGGGTTCTCATAAAATGGGAATACCTGATGCTAGACATCCTGCTGAATTTGATTATAGAGGATGGTTAGACACATGCGATGATGTGATAGTCATAACAGGTGAAGTAGGAGATCAGGTATTTGGAAGTGCAGTATCTTATCCTCATAGTTTTAAAACACGACAAGATTTTTATAGAAAAAGAGTACCTGAAAATATAGCAAATGAATTACAATGCATTATAGAAAGTTTCTTAAATAAGCCTGAGCACCGAATAAGTTTTGGTGAATGGACATGGGCAATTAATTTTACGTGTAAATATCAGAACGTACTATTAAGAATGGGAGCTTTATGGAGATTATCTCCTTTACTTGGAAACTGCGATCACTTCTTTAACACAAAAGAATTTCAATTGTGGTCTATGCAAAACTTTGAAAAGAATGCATCATACCAGTCTCAGTTTGTATATAAGCAGCCAATGAGAGAATATATAGTAAGTAAGGGCGGAGATAGAAACTGGGCAATGTATAAAAGAAAAATTGGCTCATTATGCCAGGTACAATATTTATGAACATAGTAAAATATTCAAAAGATGAAATGACAACTGTTGTAAGTGATACAAATGATTTGTATTCTTATAAAGTATTCATTGGTAAACACACTATACCTGTTGGTTCAGATGAATCATTATGGTATGTCGAAGGTGATACAGTTAAAACTGCAGTTGGCAAGAATATTACAATAGATCAGTGTGGAGTTGTTATAAAAGGTTATACTCCATTCGATAGGAGCTGTCAAATAAATCACTGGGCAACATTGCCTTACATCGATGGTTGTGCTACAACCCAGTTATTACCACCTATCAGAGTTGGTGATCCTACATTTCAGATGTTACACATGCCACCTCACTCATCAGAACAAGCACATCATATACATTCAACAGCTAGAATAGTTTATGTGTATCAAGGTTATGGCGAATGTATCTATGGAACAAAGGTAAAGCATCATACTATGCCTTTAGAGGAAGGTGATACACTCATATTAGATAAAATGGTACCGCATCATTTTATTACACATGAAAAATCATTAGTTGTTTTACCACTTCACGTTTGGTCATCACCAGGTAAAGACGAATTTAATCACCCAATGTTTAACGGAACACACGAAGTTTAATCCACTTTTGTTATAAATAAGAGTATAACCATGAGGATTAAAAATGGCAACTCCAGCAAGTAGACAAGAATTAATAGATTATAGCTTAAGAAGGCTGGGTGAACCTGTAATTGAGGTCAATGTCGATGAAGATCAATTGCAAGATAAAGTCGACGATGCATTAATATATTATAGAGACTATCACAGTGACGCCACTAAAAAGATTTATCTTAAGCATCTAATAACCGCAGACGATGTAGCAAACGAATATATCACATTATCGAGTGAGATTATATTTGTTTCTAAGCTGTTTCCAATATCAAGCACCTTTAATACTTCATTCAACTTCTTTGATATTAAATATCAGATGATGTTAAATGATATTGCTGATCTTCAGAACTATGCTGGTGATTTGGCGTATTATGAGCAGATGCAACAATATCTGTCTTTACTTGATATGAAATTAAACGGTACTCCTCAGGTTCAGTATTCAAGAAGAGAAAATAGACTTTATATATTTGGTGACTTTAATGACGACGATATCAAAGCTGGTGATTATATTGTTGCAGAAGTTTATCAGATTATAAGTGAAGACAATCAATCTAGTATCTGGAATGATCGTTGGTTAAAAGATTATACTACTGCTTTAATTAAACAGCAGTGGGGTCAAAACTTAATTAAATTCGAAGGAATGACATTACCTGGTGGTGTTCAGCTAAACGGACGTCAGTTGTATGACGATGCTACTGCAGACCTTGAGAGGCTCAGAGAAGTAATTAGATTAGAGCACGAACTTCCACCAGACTTTTTCGTAGGATAATAAATGCAAAATCCATATTTTCAACAAGGACGTAGGTCCGAACAAAACCTATACGAAGATATTATTATCGAGTCTTTGAAAACTTATGGTCAAGACATTTATTATCTTCCAAGAGAAATTGTAAATCAAGACTCTATATTCAAAGACGATATTCCATCTCGTTATGGTAGTGCTTATCGTTTAGAAATGTATATAGAAAATGTCGAAGGATTTGATGGAGATGGAGACTTATTTACAAAATTTGGTGTAGAGATACGAGATCAAGCAACGTTTATTTGTTCACGTAGAAGATTTAAAAACCAAATTGGTAACAGATTAACTAATAAATTTGATCCAGATAGTATCATAGAGTATTATAGACCTAAAGAAGGAGATCTGATTTATCTTCCTTTGTCTGGTTCTTTGTTTAAAATTAGTAGAGTAGAAGATGAAAGTCCATTCTATCAATTAAGAAATCTTCCTGTATTTAGAATGCAATGCGATCTATTCGAATACAATGACGAAGACTTTGATGTTCAGATCGGTGAAACTGAAGCTCTTCGCGAAATGGAAGACAAGTTTGCTTACAAATATTTACTTACTGTTGACTCAGATGGTAATGTTGGATCTAGCTCACTTATATTCCAAAATGGAGAAACTGTACAACAAACCTTATCAGATGGAACTATAATATCTGGTGAAGTATCAAGACCATTTACAGATTCTGATAGAGTACTACATCTTATTCATGTTGGTGCAAACGATGGTGCATATCATACATTTGCAACTGGATTACAAGTAGTAGGACAAACATCAACTGCTATAGCTACGGTTCAAACAGTAGCAGAAGAACAACAAATTATGCAATCAACTCAAGCAGATGAGTTCGATGCATTTGAAGATGGATTTATTGACTTTAGTGAAGGTAATCCATTTGGAGATCCTGAGTAATGTTCGGTAATCATTTTTATCATCAGCGTGTTAGAAAAGCAGTAGCGATGTTCGGTTCACTGTTTAATAACATATATGTGTTAAGAAAAAATTCAGGTGGTACTGTTGTAAGTCAAGTAAAAGTTCCATTAGCGTATGCTAATAGATCTAAAGTTATTGAAAGAATAAATCAAATGGATCAAGGTGAGCAATACGAAAGACAAGTTGCTGTTAAATTACCACGATTATCATTTGAAATAGTTTCGATGACTTATGACCCTTCAAGACAATTATCTAAAACACAAAGTTTATCACGTAGCATTACAGATAATGTAGTATCGAAATATAAAATTTATGCTGGTGTTCCATATAACATACAGTTTCAATTAAACGCTTATGCCAAGACACAAGATGATGCTTTGCAAATCGTTGAGCAAATACTTCCATCTTTTAATCCGCAATATACTTTAACAGTAAAACCTTTTACCGCTTTTAGCGATTATTTAGAAGATGTTCCATTAGTATTAAATGGTGTATCTTTTGTAGATGATGTTGAAGGAACAGTAGAATCGCGAAGAACAATTATTTACAGCTTAGATTTTGAAATGAAGATTAATTTCCACGGAGATTATGGTAGTGGTTCCAAAATTATTCGTAAGACTACGAACAAGATATATAATATTGCACCAAGCGCAAACACACCTGGTGTTGACTCAGATCAACTATTAGAGACATTAACAATAGTACCTGATGCTCTATTAGTTAGCCCTGATAGTGATTATGGATTTACGGAGACTATTACACTTGCTGTAGATAGTGCTTAATTTATGACAGATAAAAAAATTGTATCGTTGAAAGATAAACAACGTGAAAAAAACTTAGATGATGATTATAATTATTCAAGAAAGACTTATTACGAGTTATTAGAACGAGGAAAGGAAAGTCTTGATGTGATGATAGAGGTTGCTAGGGAATCCGAACATCCTCGGGCTTTTGAAGTTTTATCCAATATGATGAAGCAAATATCTGAAATCAATGACAAGCTCATGGACTTAAACAAAAAGGACAAAGAGCTAACTAGACCTCAACAAGAAGAAATCAAAAAGATGACTCAGAATAACATCTTTCTTGGCTCTACATCAGAACTACAAAAGTTACTAAAACAAGAGAAAGAAATAGATGTCACTCCAACCGAAGACTGAAACATATCTTGGCAATATTAACGTCAAGAAAGACGGAGTTCAACAAGATTGGACTCGAGACCAGGTGCTTGAATATAAGAAGTGCATGGATGACCCTGTTTATTTCACAGAAAAATATATTAAAGTAATACAATTAGATCGAGGTTTAGTTGATTTTAAATTGTATGATTATCAAAAGAAAATGTTTAATCAATTCAATGCGAATAGATTTAACGTTGTATTAGCATGTCGTCAGTCTGGTAAATCAATTTCTGCCTGTGCTTATCTACTTTGGTACGCGCTCTTTAATCCAGAAAAAACAATTGCAATATTAGCAAACAAAGGTGCGACTGCTAGAGAAATGCTTGGTCGTATTACTTTAATGTTAGAAAATGTTCCTTTCTTTTTACAGCCTGGTTGTAAGACGCTGAATAAGGGTTCTATGGAATTTAGTAATAATTCTAGGATCGTTGCATCTTCTACATCAACCAGTTCAATCAGGGGTTATTCTGTCAACTTACTATATCTTGATGAGTTTGCATTTGTCGAAAAAGCTGCAGAGTTTTATACATCTACATATCCCGTAGTTTCATCTGGTTCTGATACAAAAGTGATTATTACATCAACTGCAAATGGTTTAGGTAATATGTTCCATCGTCTTTGGGAGGGAGCAGTACAAAAAGTTAATGAATTTGTACCATTCAGAGTTGATTGGCATGATGTACCAGGAAGAGATCAGAAATGGAAAGAACAAACCATTGCAAACACATCTCAATTGCAGTTTGATCAGGAGTTTGGAAACACATTTTTTGGGACTTCTCACACACTTATTAATCCTGAAGTACTCATAAAATTTAGAGCACAACGTCCATTGGAGATACGAGAAAGCGGTCTCCTCAACATATATGAGAAAAATATAGACGAGCATCAATATGTGATGACTGTCGATGTATCGAAAGGAAGAGGGCAGGATTATAGCACGTTTAACGTGATTGACATCTCTACGAAGCCTTGGAAGCAGGTAGCAGTATATCGCAACAACAATATCTCTCCTATGCTCTTCCCAGATATTATATATAAGTATGCGAACGTCTACAACAAAGCTTATGTTGTAATCGAATCTAATGACCAAGGTACAATCGTTTGTAATGGTCTATATTATGATTTTGAATATGATAACATGTATGTCGAGTCAGCAGTAAAAGCTGGTCAACTTGGCATCGAAATGAATAGAAGAGTGAAAAGATTAGGATGTACTGCAATGAAAGACATCCTAGAAGCAAATAATTTAGAAATAGTAGATCAACAAACAATTAGCGAGTTATCAACATTTGTACTGCACGGTCAATCATATAAAGCTGTTGATGGAGCCCACGACGATTTAGCGATGGGCTTAGTACTATTTTCATATTTTGTATCATCGCAATATTTCGAAGAAATGGCAAATATAAATCTAAAACAATTACTATTTGAGAATGAATCTCAAACAATTGAGGAAGATTTAGTTCCTTTTGGATTTGTCGATGATGGTTTAGAAGAGGAAATCGCTCCAGACTATGAAAGAGATAATTGGTCAATTTGGGACACAAACTTATAAATATAATATATTATAAATAAAAGTATTGAAGAAAAAACTTATTATGAAAGCACTTATTATTAACTTTTAGAGAGAGACGATTATGGCACTTTTTACTCCATCACAATCTCCTGCAATTACCATTAAAGAAGTCGACCTTACAGGTGTAGTACCTAATGTCGTAACTTCAACTGGCGCTTTTGTTGGGGATTTTAGTTGGGGTCCAATACGTAACGCAACATTGATCAGTAATGAATCTGGTCTTGTTGAAGCATTTGGGTCTCCAACAACTACAAATAACGTAGATTATTTCGCTGCTGCGAATTATCTAAGATATTCAAATAGTTTATACGTAGTAAGAGAAGCCACCACAGCTGCATTAAATGCATCCGATTCATCAGGAGTAGCACAACAAATCCGAGATAAAGATCACTTTGACACATTAACTGTCGGTGATTCTAATCAGACTTACATTGCAAGATATGCTGGAACCTTAGGTAACTCACTTAAGATTGCATCATTATCTGCTGCTGATTCAGACGGTGTATTTGATACATGGACATATGCATCATCATTTGATGGACCACCAGGAACATCAACATTTGCTTCAGGACTATCAGCAACTAATGACGAAATTCACGTTGCTG